AATCCTTAACCACCGAAACCATGCGAAGACCAAGAACATCAACCTTAATCAACCCAACAGCCTCAGCGTCCTCCATATCAAAAGCCGTAACAAGCGCCCTAGCATCACCACCAGAATTCTTACGACTCTCCACCGGACAAACCTCACTCAGTGGCACAGACGAAACAACCATACCAGCAGCATGAATACCAGCAGTACGAATACGATTCTCCAACTTACGAGCAATCGGCAACACATCAGGATACTTAGAATTAAAAACCTTACCCTTAGGCGACTGCTCAAGTTCATCTAACGTTTCAAAAAACGGCGTAATATTATTGATTTCCTCAAACGGCACTTGATACACACGGGAAATATCCTTAACAACACTCTTAGCCTTAAACGTACCATAAATCGAAATCGCCGCAACATTATCAGAACCCCAACGCTCCTTCAAATACTCCTTGACACGATCACGCTGCTTATCCTCAAAATCCAAATCAATATCAGGATAATCATTACGCTCAGGATTCAAAAACCGCGAAAACAACAACCCATACTTAATAGGATCAACCTTAGAAATATCCAACAAAAACGCCAACAAACTACCACCAACAGAACCACGACCAGGCCCACGACCAACATGATTATTGTCAGCCCACTTCACCAAATCCCACACCATCAAAAAATAATCACTAAACCCAAGCCGAGAAATAACCTCAAGTTCCTCATCCAAACGATCAACATAGTCTTTACCGAGGCCACGCTGTTCCAGCTCAAAAGTCGCAACCTCACGCAAATAACTATCCGAATCAAGCGACTTCATAAACTTAGGAAGAAGCCTCTGCTTAGTCGGTATTTCGGCGCTACACTTCTCAGCCACTTCCATAGTGTTTTCGAGGATGTCAGTTCTATCAACACCAACTTCCTGAAACCACGACTGAATCTCAGAAGCAGAGGCAATATAAGGATTAATCTGATCAAAACGCAAGAAACGATCAGGATACATAGCATTCATTTTGTCAATAATGCTACCGTCATGACGAATATTCTCTTTGGCCTTACGCAAATCACCAGCATTAAGGGAGGGGTACTGAGAGATCATCAGTAGAACTTCTTCATGGCCATGATCATCATGAGTAGGGAAATGGCAGTCAGCAGTAGCGACAGGCTTCTTATTGAATGAGGCCGCCAAATCAAACAAGCCCTTATTTATATATTCAGGATTCCAAGCCTGCACTTCATAGTAGAAATCATCACCAAATATCTTGATGAAACGCTCAGACAATTGCTCAGCCCTGGCAGTATTGCCGGCCTCAATTGCTTTACAGATAGCACCACCAAGACAACCGGACAGGGCGACAATATCGTTATCTACAATGTCTTCAAGTAAATCAAAATCCATACGAGGCTTGTAGTAGAAATTATTAGTCCAACCAACTTGGCTAGCCTTAAACAGCTTCTGCAAACCCTCATTATTCTTAGCCAGCAAAATTAGGTGAAAGCGCTCATGCCGACCATCACCATCATTATCAACAGAATCAACAAAATAAGCCTCAACACCAAAGATCGGTTTTACACCGGTTTTCTTACAGGCATTCTGAAACTTCAATACACCCCCCATTGTTCCGTGATCTGTGATAGAGGCAGCATATTGACCATTAGTGGAAGCAATAGTTGCTATATCAAGAGGTGTGGACATACCGTCAAGCAATGAATACTCAGAATGGCAATGAAGGTGTACAAAGTCAGTCACTATTTTTGAACCTGTATATGTGAGATGTCGTTAATCCATTTAGTAGACTTACTGATCAAACTCTCATTGTACCAATGCTTGATGACAAAAGAGTTGATGTCAGTCTCTTTATTTACTTTTTCAATCTCTGACGGATTATCATCCACATAGAAAACAGGATTTAATCTGAGCAGATGCTCATACTTATAACCCATGTCGCAAACAATAATGTCAGAGTACATGACACGCCAACCGTCTAACCAAGGGACCATTTCACCAATGGATGTATCAGAGCGCCGAGCTGTAACAAACACAATGTCATACCCGGCCATGAACCAGTGATTAATAGCGTGCCATGACTCACGAATTGGTTTAAGATTCCTCCAGAACAGAGGATCTTCAAATATAAACTCAAGATAGTCAACACCATCAGGAGTTAATAATGCTTCACCAATATGCGAAGCATCAAAATCAATAAGATCTTTTTCAGCGCAATTTTTTAAACTAGCACCAATATCGGTGATAACACCGTCAAGGTCTAAACAAATAGTCTTAGTCATGATAATGCCTCTGCCGGTAGGGATTTCTCCCTACCGGCGATGCACTTTCTCACCACTCGTCTTTCGTCAACTCACCAGTTGTAAAGAAAGACTCTTGCTTCGCATAAGGAAGCGTCATATAAACAGTGTTAAGATCGTGCGTAGGCAACGATCTAATGTTGTCGGGCATAGGCGACTGATCCAACGGAATCAGCGTGTAATTAGTATCCTGAGCGCCAGAGCCGGTGCGACCATACTTGTAGTAACGGTCAGTAATTGTACCAAACTCCTTAGCATACTCAATCAACGTCAAACCGATGTGTCGCTGATTAAACGTAGTATCAATGATACGCGGTTCCCAAGTACCAGGCTCAGTCTCAACAGCAACATTGATCAGCAAATGAGGCTTCGGCTTCCAACGAGTATCCTTGGAAATCTGCTCACTAGCCCAACAACGATAATTGAACTTCTCAAGCCCAGCAGTAGAAGCAGCACGCCACTTCCAGTTAATAGGCGAAGTAACAACCGGCACAGTAATGGCTGTACCAATCTCTTCGTCAAAATTCTTAGAATCCTCTGTCAGTTCCTGACGGAATCTAATCTTGAATGTTTCACCAGAAGAGATGGAGAAAAACTTCTTAACTCCAGACCCTCCAGCTTTTGTTGGAATATTCTTTTCCAAATCTTTTAGTGTCTTTAATGATTCAAACATGTAACCTACCTTCCTCCAATAATGGAAATTTTACTTTCGTATGATTGTTTTATTTCCTGCTCAGACATTTCACCTGGATCTTTTAGACCATCAGGTATTGACATAACATATATGTCTTTGCCTTCGCAAGATCTTATTATAGCATCCCTCATGGCCGAACCAGCCTCATCGTTGTCAGAAAATATGATTATTTTATCAAACCACTTTCTGAGCATTGATGCCTGATTTTCTGAGAGTTTTGCTCCGAGAGTTGCTACACAATTTTTAAATCCTGACTGCACTACTTTGGCGCAGTCAAGACTGCCTTCAACCACGATGCACTCGTCATATTTCTTTGCATTTTGTATGTTGAATAGAACATCTGCTCTTTTAAATCCTTTATTATATAAATATCTGGGGTCTTGCCAATCATGGACTGCTCTACCAATTAAGCCGACGACTTTGAAATTAATATCCCTGACTGGTATCACAATTCTTTCTTTGATTTTTGAAAATCCGATTTCAAGGTACTGTAGTGTTTCTTTCGAGAAACCGCGCTCAACGAGGGGCTGAAGCAGAGAGAAGTCGTCGCCGTCATAATCAATCTCAATAGAATCTATTTCCAGATTCTTATCGGTAACCTTTATGAGGCCAGCTTCTAATTCACGCTGTAGGTTGACTGGATCTATTGACTTCTGGTAACCGAGAGTTTTACCAGTGAAGTGCTTGTAGAGTTGCCTGAAGTTGCCTCTTTTATCACAAGAAGGGTTGAAGCACTGCCATAGGCCGGTTTTTAAATTGATGTAGAAAGCAGGACTATGCGTGTTTTTATGAAAGGGGCAATAAATTGTTGCCTCTTTACCACTCTCTGTCTGTATCACAACATTATAATCAGACAGCAGCTTTCTGATCTCTGTTTCTAAATTACTTGTAGAAGACAATTTTATATTCGAAAGTTTCATTGCTGGGCTTATAATCAGTATACAACTTAGTGAATGCAAAATCACCGTACATGCTTTTTATCTCGTCTTCAATCCAAGGTCTGATCCTAACGATTGTCTCAACATCCCGGCTGATTCCATTAAGAACATAAAGTACATTCTCATCTAATTCAATTTTCATGTTAGATCCCATTCTTCGTTCCACTTGCCAGTTTCAAGATTCCATTTCAAATAAAAACCAAAATGCGTAGCTCTTCTTACTTTTCTAGAAACAACCTGGAATACATCCGAGTTGTACTCTCTGTGGATTGCAAGAACAAGATCAGCATCATATGCCAACTGCTTTGACCAAGCAACTTCTTCTAACTCCGGTGGTCTTTCACTATGACCTTCCGACATCGTTACAGCAGCAACGTCAATGATAGGCACGTTGTTTTTAACCGCTATTCTTTTAAAAGCTTTAGACAGGTTCTTAGCCTTCTCTGTTTCATTCTTAGCACCACTTGAATCATCAAATAGACCATGATAGTCCAGAATAACCATATCTGGCTGATACTGATCAATCTTAGCCTGAACCATGTTTTGGTCTGCTGTTTCAAGACCCTCTGATGTAATCAAGTAAATTGGCTGTTTGCCTTCAAACGTCACCTCAGCCCACTGCCCATATCTATCTACAATGCCAGGGTTGGCTTTTACTAAATCAGTATTAGTAAAGTTACCCTCACCATTGTTCAGCAAAGTATCAAGCCTCTGCCCCTCCTGCTGTTTATTCATCTCCAATGAGATAATCATTGGCCGGTAGCCAGCACGCCATGCATTTACGGCAAAAAGTCTGGCAATAAATGACTTGCCCACGCCAGTCCAACCGAGCAGTACAATAAAGTCACCTGGTTGCCAACCACCAAACACTTTATCAATAACAGACACACCACTAGGAATACCAAGAGTGTTTTTATCTGGATTACTAGCTCTTTCCTTCAAGTCTTCAAACCTGTCACGCCATTCGCTGACGAGATCAGTATCTTTTAGATTGCTTGAGTACTTGTAAAGTTTTGATGTATTTTCCATCAAGAAAGACAAAGCTTCTTTTGGCCCCATCTCGCCAAGCAAAGAGTGCGCTTGAGCGACAATACGCCTTGTCTGGATGGACAGAGACTCTTTTTTAGCCTGATCTATATAGTATTCGAGAGGCTCTGTCGCATTGATGAATTCAAAGTCAGAAAAGTGTGACTTGATTGTATCCTTTGAAGGTGCTTTACTGTGCTTATCGTAGTGACTGAGAACAAAGTTCCATATATCTCTGTACTCAGAAAATACACCATCAACGCCTTGATTAACTGCTGTAACCATATCTCCGGTTTCAACAATCGAATTAATTAAGCGCATTTCATAGTTCATTATTTTCTATAAGCTTTCTAGTCTCCGCAACGGTCTGTTTAAATCTATCAACGGAAGCCTTTTCTTTCTTGACTTTTTCCACATAGTCTCTTGACTTAAGTGCAAAATCAAAAACAAGAATCGGCCCGTCTTCTTTTTCAATATACCACTTTATCGCATCAAGCAGCGTATCACTATCATAGTGATTAGCAAGGCTATCAGCAACCTCATCCTGGCGTGGAGAGTCCGGTACAAATAACTTACTGTACTCTTTACAGTAAATCTTAAATACTTCTACAACATCACTCCCAGTTAGAGCCATTTATATCAGTCACCTCCTTCCAGTCAGCAAGTAATCTTTCAAACTCTGATACACCTGCAACGACACCGACAGGTTCATCATCCATTGCAATACTATTAGTAAAACACTCAATATGCACAGTGCATTTATCACAACCAGCTTTGGCATAATCTATCTTTTCAAGGTCATAAGAAAGCCAGTAATCAGAATGCTTATCAGAAGCGCAAACAGCCTTGTCTAGCCAACTCACTTATCCAACTCTTTAAGCTTAGATTCGATTTGCTCATCAATCGAAGCCCAAAGTTTTTCCCAAGCAGAACCATCATCAAGACCAGAAGCCATAATCTTAGCACCTGCATCAAGTCTCAGTGATTCATAGTTACCCAGGTTCTTTGTAATGCCAATAGAAGCCCAGATTTCAGCTTTGTCATTTTCCATCATAACCTATTCACTCTCTCCTTTAGTGAGATAATATTTGATTTGATATTTGTTTTTCTACCCTGGGCCGGTCGGCCAGGAGTCCGATTTGAAAAGAACGATACCACATCATACACTTCAGACTCGGTGTAGAATCTCCAATTCTTATAGCAATTTTGATTTTCATCAATGATATAAGAAGGCTTTGGAATCAGACCGCCCTTTTCATACTTTCTCAAGGTGTCAGATCTCTTTTCAGTAATTTTAGCAAGTTCACCAATTGTATACAACCTTTGCAGCAAAAGTTCACCGCCATTGAAAGGAATAGTTTCTTCAATATCTTCCAATAGATATTTTACAATAACACTATTTGAAGATCTGTGAATTTTCTTGACTTTAACTGACTTACCCTTATACAAGTAGAATTTGTTTTCTATAATTTTATTAGTTATCATGTAATACCTTCTACTCTTTCGACAAAATCATTAAATTCTTTAACCCTAATATCAACACTATGCGAACACATTAAGCAAGTAATATCTACCCACATCTCACCAAAAAGATGGAATTCATCTCCAACATATTTAGTGCCTCCGCAATGTTTACATTTCATTTTAAATTTAGGGTTTCTAACCATGACTACTTCTTCAAACTAGACGCAGACTTGGGATCTCCCACCTGCGTTGAAAATAGACCCTTGAGAACACTAATACCAGCAGCAACAGCGGCAGTAGCAGCAGACTTAAGTTCATCAACACCACCTACTGTATACACAGCAATAAAAGCCTGAGCTGCAGTCCATAATGCTCTTTCAGCGATATCCTTCAACAAAGACTTATCTAGAATAATTTTGGGATCA